TACGGATCGCTAACCACCTGCCGCCTGACCTGCAAGCGCGGGCGCTGCTGGTGCCGGTGAAGGTGAAGTTATGAGGCGCGCTGCCAAGGTGGACAAAAATCATGGAGCAATTGTTGACGCCCTTAGATCGCTTGATTTCAGCGTATCTAGCACGGCAGCTATCGGACAAGGATTTCCAGATGTTGTGTGCGGCTATGGCGGACGAACCTTTCTTGTTGAAATTAAGGACGGCTCGAAACCACCAAGCGCAAGAAACCTAACGCCGGATCAGGTGAAGTTCCGCGATAGCTGGAAAGGCGATTACACGGTGCTGGAGTCTGTTGAGGACGTGCGGGACTTCCACGAACAGGTTTGTTTTGACCTGTGGGAAGCGAAGTAGCTTTTAAGCCCTGGGGAGGGGAAACGTAATGCCCAACAGGATTATCAGGGAGGGAATTTTAACCAGTGAGAGGGTTGACGCCCTCACGAATTGGGCCGCTGAGTGTTTCTATCGGCGGCTGATGTCAGTGGTAGATGATTTTGGCCGGTATTACGCGAATCCTTCATTACTCCGAGCGGCTTGCTACCCATTGAAACTCGACAAGGTTTCTAACGCGGACATTGAGAAGTGGCTGGCCGATTGCGCCGGAGCGGCTCTTGTAAGCACCTACGAGATCAATGGTAAGCGGTACTTGCAACTGCAAGACTTCCGCCAGCAAGTGAGAGCAAATGAAAGCAAATTCCCGGAACCGACCGCAGACGCTTTGCGGTTGCATAGCAAATGCGTAGCAGATGCGCAGCATGTGCGCACTAAGACGGAGACGGAGACGTATACGAAGTCGAAGGCGAATAAATCGCGCCAAGGCGCGAAGTGTCCGCTTCCAGATGATTTTTCGATTTCAGAGCGTGTCCAGACTTGGGCAAAGGAAAAGGGCTACAGCCAGCTTGCCGAACACCTTGACGCTTTCAAGCGCAAGGCAACTATGAACGCCTACCGCTACACGGATTGGGACTTGGCTTTCATGGAGGCGGTTAGGGAGGATTGGGCGAAGTTGCGCAATGCCAAACCCGGCCAGCCGGTCGCGTTGGGCGAAGTGTCCTGGCGCACTAGTTCCGAGGGCATCAAGGCCAAGGCGATTGAACTTGGGTTGCCGTGGCAAGGGAAGCAACACGCACAACTTGCCGACGAGTGCGAGAACTACGAACGGGCGATGAACATTTCCAAGCGCACTGGTCAGCCGATGGAGAACTATCTATGAACTGCCCTAAATGCGGTGATGACCTGATGGCAAACGCCTACGCCTGCCGCTGCGGCTGGAAAGGTCAGGCACCGAGAGTTTTCACGCGAACGGAGCATCGGCCATACAACCCTGACGACCCTGCAATTCTGGCCGCTAAAGCCCGCTGCATGGCTGAAATGGCGCGGTTTGGCAAGACACCACCGAGCCGGGATTGGGCGCACAAGATTATCCAGCGGCGTGACGATGGCGAGGTAATCCCGCCTGCTGTGCTGGCGAAGGCTTTAGTTGCAACGGGGGGCGCATGAACCCCGACCACAGAGTATTAAAAGCAATCCGCGCCGAGTATCCAGGCCGATTGCCGCATGGCCTGCTGAGATTGCTATCGCGGGAGTTTGGGTTATCGACAAACAGGATATGGAGAATCATGAGGGGTGAAGCATGAGCAAATTTAAATGCGGGGATCGGGTGCGGATAAATTGCCCAAATAGCATGTCCGGCTCACACGGAAAAACCGGAACGATTTGGAAAATTATTCCTAAATCAACATGGATTGCTCCTGCATCAAGGAATAACGGACAAACGGGATACCGGGTGGACATTGACGGCGTAGGAACCGTAGGAGCGATAGGCGCACAGCAATTTTATTTCTGTTATGTGGCTGCCGAACTTGAACCCCTCGTTTCCCCCGACGAACTGGCATGGCAAAAATTCCGCGAACACCTAAAACCCAACCCGGCGATTATTTTTGACGCCGATCCAATCATCGTCAGCACAGACGAAGAAGCCGCACGGATCGCTGAGACGGTGCCTAACAGTCACATCAAGGTTGTAATCCGTGGCGTGGTCGTGAGTGAGTATTTTGGTCAGTCGCAAAGCAACCGTCCCTGAATCGCTGATAGACGGGTGGGCGACGATGCTTAAAAACTGTAGCAAGGTAGGCCAACCCGGCAGATACAGCGGAATTTACAGGCGGAACGTGCTGGCGAAGCTGAAATTGGAAAACGAGGCGCTGCATAACGCGGTTATTAAACGATTGGGGGACAAGTGATGTTTATAAAACGAACGGGCGGGATGGCTGCGTGGTTGGAGGGTTATCACAACGCGCCACCAGCGTTGTTTGTAGATTACGACGATTGGTTTTTGGAGTCTTATGGCGATGGTCGCAGGCATTCCCTAGACGATGGTGCCGCCGCCAAGTTTAGGGAAAGCAAGAAGGCGCAGACCAAAGCTATTCGCGCCAAATTCAAACAAATCCGCGAGGCCAACAGAAAGTGAACGCCGTAGAAAAATCCGTTCGTTACTGCCCGACCTGTGGCCGCAAGCTGGACAAGACCAACTCGCAGAGGAACCTTTTCCATAAGTTGTGCAGGATCATCGGCAACGAGGTAGGGGAAACACAGGGCCACATTAAAGAGGCAATCAAGGGCGACTTCTACGGCATAGACGAATACAAGATCGGGCAGAAGTGGTACAGACGCATCAAACCTAGCGAGTTGTCCGAGCGTGACGAGTATTCAGAATTGATCGACTTTACCTACCAATGGGCTGCACAGAATTTAGGGATGACCCTTGCAATCGAAAAATAAACCAGCGGCGACTAAGGCAGAGAAAGCCCATATCGAGCGGGTTAAATCCTTGCCGTGTTCGGTATGCAACCAGGCAGGGCCGAGCGATTGCCATGAGATTAAACAGGGCCAGTGGTTCACCAGCGTAGCCCTGTGCCGGGATTGCCATACCGGATCAGCAAACGGCCTGCACGGACGGCGGTGTATGTGGCTAGTCAGAAAAATGGATGAATTGGATGCGCTTGCAGTGACGATTCAAAGGCTGTGCGCCTGATATGTCGCAACCGGCAACGCATCACGAAAACGTGTCGCAAAAGATAGCTTTTATATACACATTCAAGGGAAATCATGGATAGCACCCGCGACCGCTTGCTAAATTGGGGCTTATACGCACAAGACCGATGCGGCCCTGAGGGCTACCCATCTAAAGCTGCCGGATTCATCAGCCGCAAGGTAATAGGCGACGAAGGCTACGCAGACGATGTGATGCCGGACGAAATCCCCGACCCTGTAGACGAAAAGGACGCGGTGATTGTGGATAAGTTGATAAGCGGGATCAAGTCCGAACGGCTCAAGCTGGCGCTGATTGTCGAGTTTGCCCGAGCGCCTAAGAGTTTCAATTTCCGGCGATATGGGTACACAGAATCGGTGGACGAGGCGATAGCACTGATGGATGATTTGCTAAACGGGCAAACCAAGAAGGCGCTGATCCTGGATTTACACGCAAAAGGCAAGACCGCGCCAAGGATTGCTGAGATGGTCGGGGTGTCACACCAGTACGTTTATCAGATCACGGTATGCAAGTAAAAAAGTGCAAGTCAAAGTGATTGCGAACAAAACTGTTCCGGTGTCCAATATGCGCGGGAAGGTGCGCCCCGAAGAAACACCCCTCCTCATGGCTTGCCCTTGACTTCGATGTGGCGACCTTCCCACCCAATGATTAAACGGTTCAAATTATTCCCGCTTGTGTCAACCAAATCGGGGATGGTCGTTAAGTGGTTGATGATCCCTGATGGCGATGTTAGGCGCAGGAAAGTGGTTGTGATTCCGCCGCCATACGTTTGATGACCATCAGCGAACACGAAACACCCAAGCAGCACGGTGACTTCTGGTATGTCCGCGCCAAGGATTCGGCGGGACAGACAAAGTACATCGGCTGGAAAGTTTCACGGGAAACACAACACTATCACGCGCATACCTTGCGCGAACTCGAATCAACCCTGTCGCTAGGGAATTCAAACACATAGGCAAAGATACATGGCCGCAGCACCTGGCAACCAATACGCCGCAAAAGCCAAGATCGTCACCGACGCAATCCGCAAGGCAATTGTGCAGGAAGACGGGAAGCGACTGCGTCAAGGCGTGGACAAATTGCTTGATGCCTTCGCTAATGGCGAGCCTTGGGCGATTGAGCAGGTTATGAATCGCATGGAAGGCAAGCCCGCGCAGACCACAACGGTTGCCGGTGATCCTGACAACCCGCTGAACGTAAACCAGCAACTAACCGTCAATTTTGTCGAGCCTACAGTTCCCGAGTAAGCTGCAATGCTTATTCAAGCCCAAGCGATATAAGGTACTGTACGGAGGGCGTGGGGCGGCAAAGAGTTGGGGAGTTGCAAGAGCGTTACTAATCCAAGGGGCTTCGCGGCCCCTTCGCATTTTATGCGCTCGGGAAACGCAGAAGTCTATTGCGGACTCTGTTCACCAACTACTGAAAGACCAGATTGTTGCGTTAGGGTTGGAGGGTTTCTATACCGTCCAAGAGACAACAATCTTCGGCCCGAACGGCACACAGTTCAGTTTCGCGGGTATCAGACAGCAGAACATTACCTCCATCAAGTCGTATGAGGGCGTGGATATTTGTTGGGTAGAAGAGGCCCAGGTAGTGACAAAAAAGAGTTGGGGCATCCTGATCCCGACCATACGCAAACCCAATTCCGAGATATGGATCACGTTCAACCCCGAACTTGATACCGACGAGACTTACGAGCGGTTTGTATCTGACCCGCCAGAAGATTCGTATGTGGTGCCGATCAACTACAGCGACAACCCGTGGTTTCCCGATGTGCTGGAGCAGGAGCGGCTAGAACTTAAGCGCCGTGACCCTCTGGAATACGAAACGGTATGGGAAGGCAAGTGTCGTCCAGCTGTGGAAGGCGCTATCTACCTGAACGAGATGCGCCGGATAGCTGACGAGAAACGGCTGTGCAATGTCCCGTATGACCCGCTGCTCAAGGTGCATACCGTGTGGGATATGGGCTGGAATGACGCGATGACCATAAGCCTGGTGCAGCGCGTCCGGTCTGAGATACGAATCATTGACTACATCGAGGACAGTCACCGCACCTTGGATGATTACGCGGCTGAGTTGAACGCCAAGCGCCTGAATTGGGGAACGGACTATCTCCCCCACGACGCAAGAGCCAAGGACTACAAGACCGGCAAGAGTGGCGAGGAGTTGCTAAGAAAACTGCGCCCGTCTGTGCAGATTGTTCCCGATATGCCTGTAGAGCAGGGCATTAAAGCGGCGCGAATCATGCTGAATCAGACCTACTTCGACAAGAAGGCAACGCCGCTGGTGAACCACCTGAAGCGGTATAGACGGGCGATACCTGTCAGCACCAACGAGCCCGCTGCTCCCCTGCACGACGAACACAGCCACGGCGCAGACAACGTGCGCTATCTGGCTATCGTTGCGGACAAGATGACTAACGACGACTGGTCAGCCAAGAAGATTAATTACCCCGATTTGAAAGTGATATGAAAGACAACCTCCTGGCATTCATCGAGGACGAAGAAGCGCAAGCCGACCTCGAAGGGATCGAGGAGGAGCGTTCTAAAGCCCTGCAATACTACCTGCCGAACAAGCCCCTTGGTAACGAGGTAGAAGGCCGCTCGCAGGTAGTGATGCGCGACGTATTTGATACGGTCGAGGCGATCATGCCTAGCCTGCTGAAAATCTTCACCAGCGGCGACGAGATCGTTAAGTTCATGCCTCGCGGCCCGGAAGATGTGGAGAGCGCAGAGCAGGAATCGGACTACATCAACCACCTGGTGACGCAGAAGAACAACGCCTTCACGGTCATTTATGACTGGATTAAAGATGTGCTGCTGCTCAAGAACGGTTACATCAAGGTTTCGGTTGAAGAAGAAAGCGGCGAAGAAGAAGAATACAAAGGACTGACCGAGGACGAGTTAGCCATGCTTGGCCAAGATGCCGAGATTACGTCTGGCAACGTCACGCAAGACCCGATGACGGGTGAGCCGTTGTTCGATGTGAAGATTCAGCAAAAGGGCCATAAATGCGTGAAGCTGGAAAGCCTGAGGCCCGAGTCTGTCCGTGTCTCTGCCAAGCATCGCGGCATCAGCCTGCAAGCCAGCCCATTTGTCGAACATTGGGAATACAAAAGCCTGTCAGACCTGCGTGAGATGGGGTTTGACGTTGCCGACGATATTAGCGACTCATCCGGTGGCGAGTGGGACGACGCGGATAACGAACGCCGCGTGTCTGGAAGTATTGACCCTGACCGCGATGACACGACCGATCCAGCATCAAGGCGTGTTCTTACCCGCGAAATCTGGTGCTTGTTTGACGATAACAAGGACGGCATTGCCGAAAGGCTACACCTGATCGTCGTTGGCCGGGAAATACTGCTCAAGGAAGCGGCGGACTGTGTGCCAATTCCTTCCCTCTGTGCTATCCGTGTGCCACACCGCCACTCTGCTATCTCTATAGCCGACTTGGTGATGGAGATTACCGACATTCGTACCAGCCTGATCCGCTCCGGTTTGGATCAGATGTACCTGAACATTCACGGTCGCAACGCAATAGATGTGGCGAACGTGAACATGGAGGATATGCTCACCAGCCGTATCGGTGGCATCGTCCGCACGCAAGGCCCGCCCGGTAACTCCATCATGCCGCTAGTCAACCCGTCCAACGGGCTGCAAGCGATACAGATGATCGAGTACATGGACACCGTTCGGGAAAACCGTACCGGCGTGACCAAGTACAACCAGGGGATGGACTCCCAAACCCTGAACAAGACCGCAACAGGCATCAACGCGATCCAGAACGCGAGTATGCAGCGGACGGAATTGATCGCCCGCATGATGGCAGAGACAGGCTTTAAAGAGTTGTTCTGGCTGGTTCACCGCTTTACGTTCAAATACGCCCGCAAGGCCGAGATTGTCCGGCTGCGTAACAAGTGGGTGCCGGTTGACCCGCGAGAGTGGAAAGAACGCAAGGATATGCGGGTGTCCGTGGGTCTGGGGATGGGCAACAAAGACCAGCAGGCCGCACAGATTCAGCAAATGCTGCAATTCATGATGGCCGGTATGCAAGTCGGCATTGTCACACCCAAGAATCTGCACCACGGCGGTACTAAATACGTTGAACTGATGGGCTACAAGGACACCGAAAACTGGCTGACCGACCCATCACAACAACCACAGCAGCCCAAGCCCGATCCCGAGATGGAAAAGCTGAAGATGGAAGGGCAGATTAAACAGGCCCAACTCCAGCAAGAGGGACAGTTTAAGCAGCAGGAATTGCAGCAGACCTCCGCTATTGAGCAGCAGAAAACAGAGGCCGAAATCGCCCTGTCTGTGTGGGAAGCGCAGCAAAAGATGCAGATGGAGCGCGAACTTTCCATGATGCGCGAGCAGGAAAAGGCGCGTTTGGCTGACGAGCAGATGCAAAACCAGACCATGCAAGCCGAACGAGACTCGCAACGCTCGATGGAGGTTGAAACGATGGCAATGCAGGGTGGAGTTGCACAGCAATTGAAGGCGTTGCAAGAACAGACAGAGAAGAAGTTGGAACAGCGCACCGAACAGATGGACGAGAAGCTGGAAAAAGCGGTTGAGAAGCTGACCGAACTGATTAAGAAGCCGCGCAAAGTCATCCGCGACCCGAAAACAAACAAGGTGATTGGCTCAGAATGAAAAAACTACTCGCAATCCTGGCATTCGTTCCATCTGCCTACGCAGCCCCGTTCTTTATCGCAGACGTAAACCCCGCTACCGCTGAGTGTGGCGTGACCGTTGGGGCGCTACCAAAAGTGTTCATACCGGCACAGACGGTTCCCGTTACCGCGACGGAACCTACGGGTCGCATCTGCAAGCATGACTTGGGAGCATTGGGGCTGGCAGCGGGAACGTACTCGCTGGCGATGACCGCTAAAGCCTTGGGCGATCCGGTGTGGGGTACGGTTGAGTCGTCAGGGACGGCTCCTATCTCCACAACGAAACCTGCGGCTGTGGCGGTGCCGCAAAACCCAAAGTTGTCGGTGAACTAACTCCTGTGGCAGACATAACCGTATCAGCAATAACGAGCGGAACCGATACCACAAGTAGCGGCGATACCCTCGTCGTTACCAAGTCGTTCACGGTAGGTAATGCGGCTGACGTATTCCTTACTTTTCCCTCTACGCGGACGGTATCGAGCATTGTTTCATCCCCTGCGGAAACGTGGACTTCGCTAGGCGTTGTAACCGACACCAGCAACGGGCAGAAGGTAGCGCGGTACGCGGCAACGATTACAGGTGGTGGCAGCACCACGATTACCGTCACGCTAGACGCTGCTTCGTCGTTCCGGTTTATCGGCGTGGTGGAAGTCAGCAACACCAGTGGTTACGACTCCGCAGCGGCAGCACAGAATGGCGCGTTCCAAAATGCGCCGGGTACGGGAACAGACGCAATTTCCAGCGGCGCAACCCCGACACTGACCAGTCAACCGGCGCTCATTTCTGGTTGGTCGATGAACACGGCGGGTTCGGGTGATCCGACTCCCGGCACTGGATTTACCGATGGCGGAAGTTGTGAGACGGTTTTCTCCGGTACGGCGCTGGTGCGGTTTGAGTACAAGCGCGTAACCAGCACGACCGGACAGGCGGCGACCTTTACCGGCGCGTTTGGTTCGCAGCACGTCACGATGGTGGCTGCGTTCCTGGAGTCTGGTGGCGGCGGCGGCGGTGGCAACCCTTGGTACTACTACGCACAACAGTGAGCAATCATGGCTGATATGTATTTCGACGTTGACGCAGCGATTACCGAATGCCCGGTAAACCTGCTCGCGCTGATTGACGATACCGACTTCAAGACCCGCGAGACGGCGATTGCCTACAACGCGGCTGGCATGGATTTGGTTTGGAACTTCGTTACTTCGGCTGGTGCGTTTACACAGACCGCAGTAACCCCGAC